GGGATAAAGCAGAGAGAAGGCTGTTCAAGGGCTGTGAATACGCCTTCAAGCTGCTCGGGGCTCACTCCTATGAGTGAAGCCACATTACGAGCAGTAGTATTTGAACTGCCTGTTACAGCTGCAAAATCTTTTCCTGCTTGTGCGAGTTTATCTATCATATTCATAAGCTACTCCTAGTTACGGTTAGTAAGACCGTTACGCCACTGATTTGCTACAGTTGTACCGTAATTTTTCTCGACTAAGTTCCAAAAATCTTTGTTCTCTTTCAGGTCTGCTGTCATTTCAGTATTCTGTGCTATGGTCTCTAGCAGTGTAATAATTTTATCATCAGTCTCGCCTCTAGTTCCCAGTCCGAGCAACTTATCCACATAGGCATCAAAGTTTGCCTGCCACGTATCAGCATCTCCGTAAACGCCTACCTGCATTGCACGCAGAAGGTACTTATCAATATCTTCTTTCTTGCCATTAGTGATAAAGTTCTCAAGGCCTGTTTCATAGTATTTTTTACGCATGTACTGTATACGATGTACGATATCAGCAGTCGCAGCTTTTTGGTCATCTGTGGCTTTCATATGTGCTATTTCAGCGTCAGAATAAGCAGCTACCTGTCCGTAAAGACTGTATAGATTTTTAGCACCTGCACCGACCTGATTTACCTGTCCACCAAACCAGCTTCCCCAATCAACGTGTCCTCCGACAGGGCCTGTCTGTTTTTTGTATCCGGGAACATTAGCTAAACGGTTGTCTTTATCTACAGCGCCTGCTAGTGCCTTATCACGGTCGCTTGAAAACAAAAGCATGCTTAGTTCTGTAACAGCACCACTACTTACACCTTGGCCGCCTAAAAAGCTCACAATCTTCTGAAACCAAGGTACGACCTTGTCCTTCATTACCTCATCCCACCAGTCTCGGAACGGGCCACCAAAAGCCTGTTCCCATAAGGTGTACATTTCATTGTATGAAGCCTGTAAGCTTTCCTTAGTTTTTGTAATACTTGGCAGAAGTGTCTCAGCACGCTCGTAGCTGCCGTAAAAAGGGTTCTGTTTCAGGTCAAACAAGGCAGAAGGAGTTTTATACTCCTTGGCAAATTCAGGGTTAGACAGGAAGATACCGATAAGGTCAGCCATTGAGCCGAGCCCTGCTTGTGTGAGAAGCATTTTATAGCGCTGTCTTCCATCATCATCCATACCCCTCATAGCTTCATAAAGCTGGTCTGCTGACTTGATATATGTGTCGTATGGATTGTCAGAGCTCATCATATTTTGAAAAATGCCTAAAAGAGCCTGTGGCAGCATGTCGCCTTTTCCGAGCATCTTATAAAGCTGAGTCTTGTCTGACATAGAGTATATTTCATCACGAATAGCATTTTCGCCAAGAGAGGCTGCCTTACTTGCGAGCTTTGTGCGAAGCTCATCCATAGCAGTCATTCCGACTATAACACGCTGATTACTGAGTCTTCCTGCGGCTGTTACTGTGCCTGCCTCTGAAGCATTGTAAGCTACTTCGAAGGTCTTAGTTATTCCTGCAATTCCTCCAATAGCTGTAAGTGTGCCAAGCACGCCTTTGAGGTCATCGTTCCAGCCAGTGAAAAGTTTCTTGGTCTTATCAGACTTATCCTCAATCTTCTCAAGTTCGTCATTTATGAGCTCAAAGTTATCAGCTGTGTTTCCTTTATCTTCATCTACCCAGCGTCCAAGGCCTGCATCTACAGCATACTTACGCATACCTTCAAAGTCAAACTCAAGCGATGACTCTTTAGACTTAGACACCATAGCAGAGATAACATCTGCCTTTTTCTTATCTGACAGTCCTTTCAAGCCCATAGCTGCTCCCTGCTTTCTGAGGTCAGCAACTTTAGATTTTTTAAGTACTTCAGCGTCTAAAGCTTCTCCGTGGATAGTGCGGATAAAATCGCGCGACCAAGGCTGTGACATGAGCTGATAGTCAGTTTCGATTGCTTTGCCAAGTGCTGTATCAGGATGTGTAAGGTCTGCCTGCTGTGTAAGCCCATTTGCATACATGCGGTGAAAACGCTGCATAGGGTCTGCCATTGAGCTTCTGTATGCGGCATTAATCATTGCACTTTGATAGCCTATAGAGTCTGAAGCATAGCCTGCAGCATTAAGGTCTCTGCCTAAAGAAGGCAGGAAAGCCATTGTAGCTGTTCTTGCTCCGACTGAGTTGTCGTGCATCAAGTAATATGGAAGAGGGCCCCACTGTTTGGCTGCAGCACCCTTAGTATCATCTAAGATGGTGCCTACCTGCTTTTGTGTCTCAGCAGTAGTTTTACTAAGCCAACCAGTGTAGCTGTTTTGAAATTGAGACTCATCTAGCTTTAGACCAACGCTGAGCTCTATATCGTTTTTTGCCACGGGACTGCCTCCTTGGGACTTAATCTTCCCGTGAAATCAGGTTGATATAGATTAGTCCGTCTATCATATCGTCCAGACTGGACGGAGCACTCTTAAAATAGTCTTTGTACTTATAGTACATAAACAAGTAGTATCCAAGATTTTTAACTATCTGCTCGGCTTTCGAAGGCTTGGCTACAGAGAAAGCCATCCTAAGGGCTTCTGCTGCAGTGTTTGGCTTAGAGAGCTTTGAAGCTCTCTTAGCCTTCGGTTTTCCGTCTGCCGTACTTAGTTCGAGCCTTCTAAATGCGGCGTGAGTTTTTTTAGCATTAAAGCGTATACTGTCTGCTGCAGGATATCATAAAGATACACTGCGTCAGTGAACATCATATGAAGTCTGTTACCTGTACCTCTGTTATAAGTTACAGGATGATAGATGTCCTTATCGCCCTGCTTGAACTTAATTGTTCTGCCATTGAGCATATCCTCAACAGCAGGAGCAAGGTCATCTACCGATGGCTCTTTAATGCTCATTACACGAAGCAGAACGAGCGGGTCAAGCTCGTTTACTCCTGAGAGTTCTACAGTAATTCCTGCTTCTTCTCTCTTGCTTTTTGCATAGTCATTGATGATGCTGTCTACATCACTTGGACTGATTGTAATAGGTGTGTCTGCCATAAGTGCCGTCTCCTTATTTTAGATTAGATGAAATCCCAGTGTGAGAAGTTGAATCTTACACTGTAGTCAGGTGCATCATTACCTGACAAAGTAAGTGGCTTACACTGTGCAACAGTACAGTTGAAGAACTGAACCTTGTAGAGTGTATTATTGAAGCTGAACGATACGATGATGTCAGCACCAATAGAATCACCACCCGGAACCTTACGCTGAGCAGAAGCAATCGCAACGATGTCTCCTGAGGTAAGCTTTGTGTCTGTTCGGATTGCGTTGATAATCATGCTACCGCAAGTATTATCGTTTGTAATCTGAATAGAACCACCATTAAGCAGAGGAATGATAAACGAGTTATCAATAGCCTGCTGTGTGTCAAGATAGTTACTGTTCAGCTTGAAACCTGTGAGGGCTACGCTTGAACCTGCATCCAGCTTGTTGTCATCTCCCGGGCCTGTAAGCTCGTTAGGATAGCTGTACGAGATGGTTGCTGCACCTGCGTTCTGAACAATGTATGAAGCTGTCTGATTATCCATACCTCATTCCTCCTTAGATATACAGTGTACCATAAACTTTTACACTGCGCAAATCATCCTGATATGTTGCGTGCCAAGCATTTGGTACAACAATCTCATCGTTCTGAGCAGGAGGAAGGTCAGCATAGGCTGGTGCTGTGAGAGCAAAGCCTGTGAGTCTTCCTGAAGTTACAAAGCGTGAAACTGTCTTAATCAAGATTGAAAGGATTACATCATATGTCGTAGACGACTTGAATACGTTGATACGTGACATATAGTTTGCAACCATTACCTTGTTGTAGTAGTTACAGTAGTTGACAATCCACATAGCTGACATAAGGTCACCTTTGGCTGTCTTACCACCGCGGAGAGCTACAGCTCCTGTAGTGTCACCAACAAACTTGAAGTAGTTGATGTTTGCACCCTTGAGGATTGACTGCACTGTAGGGTCAAGTGCACCACCATCAATTCCTGAAGCTGTGATAGCTGTAGTGTTAACCATGTCGAATGAGTTACCTACATATGTACCACTTGCGTTCATTACATTGAGAGCAATACCAAGTGCAATAAGAGCGCCGTTATGGACAACATAACTACCATCACTCTGAAGAGCAGGGAGGTGGTATGCCCAAAACGCATCGTAGCCTGCTGCTTTAATAGCAAGATACGCTGTATCTGTGAACTCGCCTTCTGTAACAGGCTTAGACATCGGATACAAAGGAGCAGAAGAAAGAAGCTTGTCTGTAGCGCAGAGCTCTGCGAGCCATGCAGCTGCATCAGGGTCAAGGTGGAACTCAGTTGTCGCATCAGGGTCTTCAACACAGATTGTCTTGAACCAGCCCCACTGATGCGTTACATCGTAGGCTGCCTGAAGGAGAGCTTTTGTTCCTGTTTCTCCCATTGTATAGTTTACGATAAAGACAGACTCATTGCCTCCGGCACTGAAGTAGTCTGTCAGCCAAACAAGCAGTTCACCCTGAACAATGTTTCTGTAGTTGTCTGCAGTAACTTCTGCATACTTAGCTACAACTGTTCCTTCAGGGTTTTTGACATTGGCCATAACAGCTCCTGCAGCAATCTGACTGTCGTCAGTATAAGCTACAAGATGTTTGAAGTTATCGCCGGGATTTACGGTCTTTACAATCTCAGTGACGAACTGTACGTCCTCTTGAGCAATAGAGCCGAGAAAATCGTCTGCCATTTTTAACCTCCAATAATTATATTGCCGGAAATGTCTGCCTTACGCAGGATAGGACTTTCCGAGTCAAGCATTATATTATGTTGCAGGGAGAACTCTATGTTCCAGCACAGTGTGCTGTTCAGGCCTTCCTGCTGATATAGAGATGAATAAAGCTCCATCTCTTCGTTATTTATTACACCTTTGTACTTGTCATCGAACAGTTTTTTAACATCTTCTCGAGCAAGCCAAAAAAGTACAGATTGTGCAAGAACTTCTGCATCTACACCTATAAAGGACAGATGAATAGTGCTCTTTGCCTCTCTGTAGTATCGTCTGCCATCATCACCACGGTTTACGATAGCAACGTTAGTTCTAGTACTGTCGATAACATAGCCAATCCAGTTATCAACTTTATCTACCTGACTAGGATTATACCAGTTTCCCTGCAAGGGCACAACATATTTTTCCATTGATTCCCAGTCATCTCCGAAGAATATCTTAAGAAGTACCTCACGGAGATTTGTCATGTTCAAGTTCTCAAAGCCGTCTGTAGTCATACAATAACCTCCAAATCCTCAAACAAAGTCTTAGAAGCTACAAGAGGTGTGTCGCCAAACCCTGCACCCATCTTACGTATCAAATACTGTCCCTGATTGTCTGCAAGCCCTAGGCTTCCCTGATAAATCTTACGCTTGAAGTCATACATTATACGCTCGCCTGCAATTTCACAGCGTTCTTTTATGCTGCGTCCTTTGTACTTGTTAAAGGTGTCTATGACAATATTACGCATTTCTTCACTGTACAAAGAAAGATAGTTGTCAAAAACAGGGCGTGGTGGAACTCTGACTCCTGTGCGTCTCACACGTCCCGGCTTACGACAACGGTATCCGTTTACGAGCATATTTGCAAGTGCCTGAGAGTTCATCATTTTACCGTTACTCCAGTTTCTATGTGAGGCACCTTTCTTGAATCTGATTTTAATGTTTATTGATTTTCTAGCAGTATCAAAGCCAAGGTCAAAAGCTGTCTTGTCTAAAACCTGCTGTGAATGAGATTTAAGGGTCTGTGCATTAGTGATATCATATTTAACAAATCCTGCCATTAGAACTTCCCCTTAATAACGCTTGCAGCTGTTCTGTCAGGCTCTGAAGTAGCACCCTGCACAATCTCGAAGTCAAAACGCGTAAAGCCACCATACAGGCCCCACTCAGCTCTTCCTACAAGGCGTACAAGTCTTCCTTTTTCCAAGTCCATTAAGAACGTTCCAACCTTGATAGGAGAGTCAGAAGAAACCCAAACATACTCCTTATCCTTATAGTCAAGAACGTCAGCTGAGGACTCAGAAAGAGCTCTTCCACCTAAAGCTGCAGTGAGCGTCTTTTCAGGCATTATGATTACATCTTCATAACCTGAAGCTTTCTCTGTATAGCCTGCGCCTACTTTAGGCTTACGCTCATAGTATGGCACATTCTGAAAAAGTTCAGGAAAGAACATGAGTAAGTCACCATACACCCCTTCTGCCATACTATCCTCCAAAAATAGTGCACTTAGGTAGCCTATCTCCTCATTTATGCCCATAGACGGCGTAGGGCAGAAGAAACAGGCTATTTAAGTGCACTATCGCAAAGCTGTGCGTTTTGCACAGGTCGTTATCATCATATAACTCATTTTACCAAAAGGATTTGATAAAAGACCTCTCAAAAGGTTCTGTCCTTTACCTGAAGAAAGAAAGTCAGTGTCAAACTTGATGTCCACGCCACCAATTTTCTTTTCCTTCAAAGGAATAGCACCCATAACTGAAACCCCTGCAACGTACTTAGGGTACATGTCTGCAATGTACCAAGCAGTCAGATAAAGGTAACAGCGTCTAGTTTTGTCAAACCACGTCTGTTTATCATGCAGGTTCCAAAGTGTTGCAACGCCTGTGAAGATATCGTAAACAGCCTCAATAGAAGTGTCTATGATGTTATCTGCCTCAGCCGATGTTCCTTTATCAAGACCTGCAAGCTTCGGGAAGGAAGTCAGGAATTGTCTCCTGAAATCCTCCCGATTAATGCGAAGTGGTTTTCCGTCAGGGAAAACTGCTTCCATTATTTGTCTCCTGCGTTAGCCTCGCGAATCAAGGCAATGACTTCAGCCTTCTTTGTGAGGGCTTCAGCATCAAGTCCAAGTTCTTTAGCCTTTGCTTTGAGCTCATCAAGCTTAAGCTTGTCAAGTCCATCGTCAGCAGCTTCAGTTGAACTGTCACCTTTTGTGCCTTTAAGTTCTGCAACCTCAGCTTTGAGAGCCGCATTTTCGTCTTCAAGTTCCTTGATACGAGCTTTCATTTCCAAAATCTGAGTGAAACTTCCAGCCTTGAGAGGTGCCTCGTCTTTTACAATGAGCTTTCCTTTCTTTACAAGAACCTTGAATGAGAGACTGCCTTCGAGCTCTTTGTAAAGCTCTTCATCAACCTCTGTGAAACCATCCTGCTCTACAGAACCTGTAGCGCGGTTCATAACATAACGACCAAAAACGACGCTCTTTGAGAAACGACCGTCTTTTTTAAGGTCAATTCTGATATCAGAAGTGTATGTATTCTGAATATAGTATTTCTTTGACATTAGTAACTCCTATGCGGGGAAGCCGCCGTCCCCGCTGCGGCTTACAGTCGATTAGGTCGACGGTGTGTAGTTAGGGTTCTTTCCGATACCACGGATAATCTTAACTGCTCCATCAACAGGGCAGAGGATTGAGCCAACACGCTTAATCATTGTCCTTCCCTGTCCGTCGCGGCTGTTACCGTAGAAGTATGGAAGTACCATATTGTCGAAAGCAACAGGAGCCATTACAACGTCTGTGAGACCTGTGTCAGCCATATCTGAGTGGAACTCAGGGAATGTAACAAACATCAAGTCTGTGTCTTCGTCGTTGAATGGGTTGATAATGCCCTTGTTTTCATCAGTAGCAGAGAGCATTGGGTCTGAACAGAACTCGTAAATGCGCTGGAAGTTATCCATCTGCTTTACAGGAGTTGTGCTCATAAACTTGTTGCCCTGCTGGTCAAATGCCTCGTTGATGAACTTCAATGGGCTTGACTGGTTGTAAACCTTAGATGTCAAAGACCACTTAAGACACTTGTACATTGTTGGTGAACAACAGATACGAACCTTTGTAGGCAGGAAGTTGAGCTCTTCAAGCCAGCCACCGATAAGGTAGTTGAGCTGTTCAAGCATGTCAGCACCCTTTGTGTTGTTTGCAGCATCTTCGTAGATGTACTCGAATGGAGCACCATCCCACTGGATTTCAGCTGTCTGCTGAGCAAGACCTTCAAATCCTGAAGAGCCGTCTCCGAAGTAAATCAGAGCGTTGTGGAGCTGTTCGAGCATGAAACGAGTGTACTTCTCGTTTTCACCGATAGCAGCGTTTGTCAAAGGATTTCCTGCAAGTCCGCCGTACATTTGGTCTGTTGGAGCTGTTTCAAAGTCTGCAACCATGTTTACAAACTCAGAAATCATCTGATGTGTACGAGTCTTTGCAGCTTCGTTAATGTTGTGCTGACCTGTAGTCTTAGCAACATTAGCAATACGAGCCATACCTTCAAAGCTCTGTGTCCAAATTGATACAGCGTCAGCCCATACGTTTGGTACACCAATCTCTGTAACAAGATGTTTAGCGTAGCCCTGCAACATAGGCTGCTTGTAAATCTTGTTGAGATATGTGATGTTCCAGTATGGAACCTGCATGCTGTTGATGTCAGCATCTGTTACGCCCTTGATGTAAGGCTGTGCCTCAATCGCGTGTGTCTTAGGGTTACGATATCCGACAAGAGGAATTGAGTCGAATACTGCCTTTTTAGCTTCTTCGAATGTCTTTCCTTTCTTGTCCATAAGACCCTGAATAGCGTCACTGATGAACGCATTTGCAGCGTCTGTCTGCTTTACATTGAATGTGTCACCACCGAGGATAGCCTCAGGGTTAGCAATCATGTTCTTGGCAAATACTTTGTCAGGAAGCTCCATGTAAAGAGGTGTAGCGTTGCGAGCCATACCTGTGAGACGCCAGCGAGCATCAAGCCCCGGGCCTGAATCTTTGTTTGCACCAATATGGATGCGGCAGGAAGAGGCGTCAATCTTTCCCGGATGATTTGCTGTGAGGAAAGCTTCAGCTTTGCCTGCAAAATCGCTCATGCGGTGAGCTGCTGTAATAATACCCATTTCTGTATCCTCCTAATTAGGTTGATGGTGTGAGTGCTTCAGGAGCAGCCACAGCATAGTTGAAACCAATGTTGATGAGAACTGACTCATTTTCAGGTTCAATCTGTTCGATAGAACCTACGTAAGTACAGTTTGCAAGAGTTGGAATACCGTTTGTAAAGCTTGTTGGAACAGCGAGAACAGGGAAACCACCTGCGTTACGTGCGAAGAGGCACATATTGCGTGTGATGTCTTTGAAATCACGCTTTGTTGCTCCTGCAGCTTCTGCGAAACAGTCTTTATACCATACAAAGCCTCTCTTGATGAGAGTTCCCTTCATGTGTGGCATGATACCGTTTCCGTATCCGCTCTTGTCGTTCATAGGGAAGCCAGTCATAACTCCCTGTTCGTACTTCATAACGCCTGCAAAGCTTGCGCCATCTGACGGTTTTGAACCGTGGATTGTAGCGTACTGTTTGTTTGCGATGTCGTTATCATCATACCAAACAGCGTTTCCAAAAGGAACAAAAGGCAGGCCAAGAGTTTCGAGGTCTGAATCAAGCTCCATTTTAGAATATGAAGTTTCAATATGAGGAGCACTGTCGCCAAGCATCAAAATGCCGTTTGACTTGTCGGTTCCTCTCCATACCTTCTGTCCTGTAACAGAAAGTTTAGCACCCGGTGTAGTGTATGCCATTTGTATCCTCCTTAGCGGTTCCAAACATTAATTGCAAGGTCTGCTGCGTCGAAGCTTGAAGCTGAGTCAGTCTGCTGACCGTTTGCTTCAGGCTTTTCTTTTCCAATACCAAGAGCCTTAGCTACAGCAGCTTCGATTTTGTCATCGAGCTTCTGTGCATCCAAAGCTTTAGCTACAGCTTCAGCGACAACTTCGGCAGTATCTTTCTGAGAACCACAGCCATCTTTGTTGGCTCCTTTGTCCTCGTCACCCTTGCCTTTATTGTCTTTCTTTTCTTTGCCTTCACCGTCCTTGTCGTCTTCAGGGTCTTTGTTTCCCTTCAAGGCGTCTTCAACAGCGGCTTTAGCCTTTTCGTCGTCTGCGTCCTGACACTTCTTGTAAAGAGCATCAAGTGCATCACAAACCTTTTTCTTTGCTTCTTCGTCTGCTCCGTTGAGCTCTTCAGCTCCTACCAAAGCATCACGAACCATACCAGTAAGAACCTTGCGGTCTTCGCTATCACCAAGACGAACTACGTTTTCCATTACAGCTTTTACTTCTGCATTGGCTTCGTCTTCTGTGATACCTTTTACAGCAAGCTTAGCAGCACAGTCCATAACTGCCTTACTAAGGCAGAAAGTGGCAGCGTCCTTTGTCTTGCCGATACCGAACATTTTCAGAAAGTTCATACCAAATCCTCCTGTTCCGTTTTCCCGGAAGTTTATATCAATGGAACGGCTGACTGCCGCCATAGTATCCATTACTTTAGCCTGAGCTCCTGCACGACCACGATTAACAAGTGCCACGTGGTTTACGTTTGTGAAGTCAATGATTTCAAAGTCATAGTCGTTGGAATCTGCGATTGTCCATACAGCCTGAAGACCAATAGAAAGCTGACGCTTTCCGTTCTTATAGTCTTCAAAAGTCTTACGGTCATCGAAGATTAAATCGTTCTGAATATAGACATTTCCGTCATCAAGAGTTTCAGCCGTAGCTACTCCTCCAGCTCTTCCTACTTCGTACTCTTTTCGGTTATCAGGAGTAATATCAACAGCCGGATGGTCATTTGCAAGTGGGATATAATTGAAATCTTTAAGATGCTTGATTACAGCCTCAGGACGACGATATACCTTGAAGAACTCTTTGTTGCGTGCTTCAGGAGGAAGTTCATCCAAAAGCTTTTCAGGAACTTCCTTACGTGCGTAAATCTGTATACCTGAGCGTAACATTCTGCATTTCTTAACAGCGATAAAAGGCTTTGAGGCACAGTCATCGGCCTCTGTTTCGTAGTCTTCTATTCCGTCGTTTGTACGTACAATCATATAGTTATAATACTCCTTGAATTATGTATTGTCAATCATTTACACATTTTCATTCTTAATGCGTTCCATCTTACGATGATAACACTCCCTGTTGATTTTGTTCCTGTATAGTCGCCTGCACTCGTCAGAACATAAAGCTGCTCTGTGCATCTTAGCATGAATGTACTTATCCTGCATGCTTTTACCACACCAAGCACACCTTACAGTTATCGTTTTCTGTCTGCCAAAATACTTATGCTTACATGCTATAGAGCAACACTGTTGACCTCTGTGTGAGGCTATGAAGGATTTGCCGCAGCAGACACACACTTTAGTTCTGTACTTATCATAGCAAGCAGGAGAACAAAACCACCCGTAAGTAGAGTGTCCATAAAACTCCTTGCCACACTGCTTGCAAGTATGTTTGACCCAAGTGTTTTCTCTAGCCTTAGCTGCCCTGCGCTTGAGCTCTTCAAGTGGCACATCGTGAGCTTCTTTCAAGTGCATTTTATGATGCTCTTCTTTGAGTATAAGCTCCAAATTATTAAGCTCATTGTTGTATATGTTGTGGTCTTTATGATGCACGTCATACCCTTCCGGGATTGCACCATTTGCTGCCTCCCATACAGCCCTGTGCAGATAGACACATGCACCTACGCGTTTTAATTTCTTATCCCACACGCGTCGGCTCAGGTATCTCTGCCCACTGTTCTTATCATTAGGCCAAGCTGTGTAAAGATAACCTTCAAATCTTGCATGTATTTTTTCACCTTCTGTATAGTATTCCATATCGTACTCCTTTTGATATAGTCTACTATAGCTGTAAGGTGATGTCAACTATTTATTTTGAGCCTTCTGTATACGCTGGAAAGTCTTACCTGAAGCGCTTACATGCTCACTTTGGCGTTGCTGAAGGCGCGAATCATAGCTGTGTCCTTTACCGTCGTCATCCTTCTTTGGTTTCGGGGCTGGCTTCTTAGAGCCATCAGGGGAAGCAGGAGAAGAAGCTGCATTCTTTGTCTGCTCAATCTGAGCACGCAAAAGCTCCATTTCAAGCTCGTGCTTCTCGTCTGCCTGTTTATCAAGCTTAGCCTGACGGCCCTTGAGCTCTTCAATAACACCTGAGTCAATAGGGAAGTCAGTTTCACCAACAGCAGAAGCGATAGCCAAAGCATCTCCTGCAGGCATAAGACCTGATACCTCATTGAAGTATCCTTCAGTCATCTTCTTGAAGAACTCAGCCTTCTTAGCAGCGTCTGTAAGGGCAGGGTTATCAAACTCGATAGTGGTGTAAGGGAGTGCCTTCATCACATCACGGTCTACACCAAGTGCATCTATTACCATAAGGTATGTGATGTATCTGAGCTGACGTGCAACATCTTTATGAATGTACTTGATTGCTTCCCACTGCTTTTCCAAAGCACCTTCTGTAGTATCTCCTGAAGAGAAAGCTCCACGCTCAGAAGACAGAATAAGTTCCTCAGGAATATTAGCCCTTGCACAGAAGTCCTGACGGATAAGGCGCATAAGCTCAGGAACTTCCTTGAAGTCTCGCTGGATTGCCTGAAGGTTACCGATTACATCAAGATTGATTGGGTCATCAACAGTTGAAGAGTGTCTTACGCGGATTGTGTCCTGATTTGCAACCTCATCGAGGATAAGCTCTCCTTCAGTTGCGAGTACTCCGTCTACATTGATTGTTCGTGCCAAAATAGACATCTGATTAATCATTGTAGGGATTGTAGACATTACTGTCATATAGTTGAGTACGCTCTCGTACCATCCGTTCATGTCTGAGATACCCCAGCCGAGGGTCATAATGTTTCCAAGATATCCTGCCTGAGGGGCAGTGATAACTCTTGCACAGCGGTCACCTGAAACATCACATCCTAAAAACGGAATGAAATACTCCCTAGGGTTCAGAAAGTCTGCTGCCGTAGGGTTCCACTGTGGAATATGAATTACATTCCAGCGGTCAAGAGTTACAAAGCGGTCAATACAGTTCTTCTTTACAATGCCTGCCTTAAGCAGAGCCTGCATAGGAAGGTGCATTGAAACAGGCGAGTCTTCCTTAAACATAGGGAACATTAAAGAGCCACCATAAACAAGTGACCAGTTTGTAGCCTGTGCAATGTGGTCTGCAAGGTCGTGCTTAATCATGTTATCCCGAATCTTATCCATTTGGTCAGGCTTAAGGTAAGGGTTACGGATACGTACCCCGTTTATGAGGATAGACTGTGATTTTTTCTTGATGATGAGTTCGGGGATACCTTTCTGAGAATAGATTGCGTTTGCTTCTCCCGGAGATATCCATACGTTAGGTACAATCTGAAGGTCATGGGCCGGGTCAGTTCCGGGCATATTTGCGCCGCTGGTGTAGTTTCCTACATAGCCGTCACCAAATCCCTGTGGGCCCGGGGAAGCACGAGGAATACCAAGACCCGGCATGATATCTGTCACACGTGAGATGACTGAACCTTTTGAATGATATGAGTTCAGTATGACAGGTGTAAGACGTGAGTGCACACGGTCTCTCACCTCTGTTGCCGACATAACATCAGGCATAATCTTTTTTACGTTTTGAAGCTCTGTATTGGCTATCTTAGCGTTTATGCTCTCCTGAGTTTTAAGAGACATAGCCTTAAATGAATCAGTGCATCGTACGACTGTACGATTATTTTCTCTGTAGTTGGACGTCCCTGACTTTGCAATCTGACGCCATATATCTGAATTGTATGCCATCTGACACTCCGTTTAGATGCTGGAAGTAATGTACGACAATTATTTCAACTATATGATACCACTCTACCCTACAGAAATCAAGTAGTTGTTAGGGTAGGGGACTTTATCGTCACTGAAAGAAGCAGGGAAGAGTAGTGCGGATAATATGAATTCTGTCTCCTCTAATGCTGTAAAGCGTTCTATGCCTACATATGTAGAAGGCACAGTTACATTTCCTGAACAGACATTAGAAAATATAGCTACAGCTATAAAAACAGTACCTATCATAGCAGGTGCTTACTACACAGGCAGGATTGACTTAGACTCAGCACCGACTGCGGATATAAGCTTTGCCTACAATGATTACAGCGGTATGTTCTCTGACGCAGAACGAACTACTGCTGCAACGGAGCATGTAGTTTTATATCCTATAGGGAAAACGGGCTCAGATACATTACGTATTTTACTCAGCAATTATACTGGAAACACTATTACGCTGCCGAATACTACAGTACGTTATTGCCTTGCATATCAGATTTTATGATGGTACAACCCAAATAAGGTTAAAGGCTACCTCCCATCCGTAGAGTTGTCCGCCGTTTCGGTAGAACCTTATTACACCTGTAGAATCCATACCGTACTGACCTAGTTGTGCATTACTGCCTTCGTCACGACAATAAACATAATAACCCGGTCTGAATCCTTCAGGTATGGTTGCAACAGTAACCCATTGCCCTTCTGCAGTATCAACCATATCAGTATTGTCAGCTGCGAAATAGTTTGCAATTACCATTGTACCGAACTTAAAGAAGCGTATAATTCCTTTTATTGCACAAGCAACTTCAGCATATATTGGTTGTGTAGCTAACTTAGCTACAGCATTAGAGGAGACAGAATTCATATTATTCAAAGTAACTTCATCTACTACACAGTTCAGGAGTAAAAACTTTCCAAACGTATAGAGGAAGGTTACAATGTTACCTGCCTGCCATATATTTCTGCCGATATTCTGTCCGCGAGAGTCACAGATATTTGCTGTAACACCACCTACAGTAAGAGTCAGAGGAGAAGCTGCGGTGTTTCCGTTCGTAAACTGTATTGCAACTGACATTCCGTCAGCAAGCACATCTCCGTCTGTTAGCTCAGCAACTTTTGCTGCTGTTGCAGCTGCTGTTGCACAGGTTGCTGTAAGGGCACATCCTGCCATAGTGTAATCTGTTCCGCCTACGTTCTGTCTTAAAAGCTTTGACATATAGTCCTCCTGACACATAAATAATACAGCAGTAAAGTAAAACTGTAAAGACTACTTCAGATAATATGAATTCTGTCTCCTCTAATGCTGTAGCTAATGCCCTCACTGCTATAGACGGCATAATTACAGCTACATTAGAAAATGGTGTAGAACTAAAATACATGATGTGCAAAAGAATTATCTCTGATTATTATTTTGTGAACTTTTCTCTTAATTTGACTTCAGCACCAGCAGATTATGCTGTAGGTCAAATAAAAATTAGTACAGCCGGATTTAAGCTCGATGGTAAAAATATAGCAGGAGTTTTAGCAGGTAAACTATATGCAAAAGATGCAAATAATGTTACCTTTACAACTGCAGCAACTTATGACACTTTAGGGGAGTGGGTATTTTTTGGCCCTCAGCATGATTTATCTATGGCAATGACAACAATGGATGACTTCACAAGTAAGTTCTCAGGAATTGTAAGAATAATGGACACCTCTATCTAAAATAAAGGTGTCCACTGCAAAGGCACTAAAGTTTTTGACTGTGTTTAGCGTCTCTCTAATGCGCGTCCTTCAATCCTTGTATAACCTGCACCTACGCTTGAGACAGCAGCCAGCCTCTCCTCCATCTCCTCAGCACCAGCTCTGAATGATGCAAGGTGTGACATGATACCCTTTCTTATATCCTTAAACTCAGGCAGGATAAGAGCCAAATATGAACACACGTATCTTGCACCGTCTATATCGTGGATAGGTGAGTTAGGGCCCACACCTTTAGGGATTTTATTATCCTTACCTCGAGAGGCAGTAGAGAACGCTTCTGCAACTTCCCTTGCCTGAGAGTGAATCAAAATACGTCCCTGAGCACACAGCTTTGATATGAGGAAGCACGAGTCTTCAACGAGAGGGGATTTTGAACGATGAATGATGTGGATATCGTTCCTTCTCAAATCGCGTGCAAAATGAGGATACTGGTCTTTAATCGTAACGTCAGGAAGCCAAAAGATATCTTGGTCAGGGAAATCATATCTGTAGATATTTGCCATATCATCAGGGTCAGGGAAATCGTATCGCTTAATACAGTGAAGCGTACCGTTCCTTGCAACCCACGCAGAGCCTCTGTTGTAGCCTGAGTTGAAGTCCTGACCGATGTAGACTCTTTCTCCTCTTCGAAGCTCCAAGTCCATATCACTTTCGGGAAGAAAGTTTCTGTCCCAGTCAAATCCCGGAATAACGCGCCCCTGAGTAACAGAGAGGAACGCACCTTCCATATATACCTTTCTTTCCGTCTCGGTAAAGTTTTTCCACAAGTCTAAGATATATTCTTTTGGGAGGTACCAGTTATCCTGAGTACGTGCACGAGTGAGGACAAAACCAATGCCTGACTTTTTATAGTGACAGTACAGACGGTAAAAGCCTTTCATACCCTGCGCTGTAGAGGCTGCCATAATGTATGGAGAACGATGGTTAGGCATTATCTGACGGATACGCTGGGAAACAGACTTCATAGCTTCAATCATTACGTCTTCAGGAAGCTCGTCCGCCTCATCGAGATAAGCCGCGTAGCAGCTCTGACCGAAGATTTTACCCGGCTCCAAAAGCTGAACAACAAACACCTGTACTGTTCCTACAGTGAATACGTGGTTTTTAGTATCTTCGTGATAAGGAGTCTTAGAGTTATCAAGATAAGCTCTGAAATCAACAAGCAGGGTCTGTTCAAGATGTGCATAGGTGTAGCCGCCTACAATGAGCTTTGCATAAAGTCCACCCTCGTCCTTATCTCCGTCAAGTTCCTGAATGGCATCAAGTATCTTTATTGCAAGACTGCGTGTATTGTGTGTAACAATATACTCTTCGGTCAGAAAAAGATGTGCCGGGTCATCGACCATAATACACTGCATATCCATCTGCTGTGGAAGCTTTTCGATACTGTATATAGCCACACGGCTATAATCTCTCTTATCCGCTCTCTTAAAAGAGGTAATCCGTTCAAGCTTACGAGGCAGAGAAAAAAGCCACGCTTTCTGTTCCTGAGCACAGTTCACTGAGAGCGCGTAGCAGTCATTCTTGCCTTCACGTCTATCGAGACGGATTGTAGATATAATACCTAATGACAGTAATATCTCGCGTATATCGTTAGCAAGTCTTTTAGATGTTGTAGAATAAGTAACATGTAGTCTGTTTCCTGAATTATCAACAGAACCGTCTGTGTCAAACAGACCCTGCAGTAACGCTTTACGCTGTATAAAATCTGAGACTTTATACACATCAGGTATAGACTTGTCTCCAGCCAAACAACATAGTTCACGAGGTACGACATCTGCTGTTTTTACTAAGTGACCATTATGCTTAAATGTCCAGTTATAATTCTTTAAGCTGTTGCGTTTATACTCAAAGCCAAGTATCGAAGCAACTTTAGCTACCTGCCACTCGTCATTTGATGATATAGTAAGGTATTCACAGGTGAGACAACCGTTACCAATAAGTGCACCAAGCACGTAAGGTTCTATAGGAACCTCTTTGGCTGGATAATAACAGACAGGAGAAGCAGGTATCCAATACTTAGGCTTTCCACCTGCCTTTGTATACCTAGGGTCAGGACGACGCACGCCTTTTTTGAGCATTTCATCAAGCTCTATGACCTTGTACTTAAATCCTGAGTGGCTGTAGTAGTAAACACCCCACAAATGTTCTTTGCAGCAAACAGCACTTCGTCCGTCTGAAAAAGTTACCTTGTAGGCGTCCTTTATTCCCTGTGGATATACACCTGTAACTGTAGTAGGCTCTCCATTCACAGCAAACACCCTGTCTCCAACTTTGATGTCCCCGAAACGTCTGTATCCGTCAGGAGTAGGAATAATCGTGTCTACAGGCAGTGCCTTGCCTGCTCCGTAGCCTGCTAGTAAGAAATGCCATCTAATATCTGTAAACAGTTTAGGTGACTGAATAAAACGCTCTTGGTGTGGTAAAAGAAGAACAGTGTTTTCGCTCATAATTATGACCTCCGTCTATAATGCCATTATAATACGGTGGATACGGTGTGTCAAGTTATTTACCCTCCACAGAAACGAGGGCCATCATAAGCTCTTCCCTCTGCTCAGGGGTCATATCTTTTATGCTGTCAGTAAGATTACTTGCCGTAAGCTCTTTATTCTTTTCATTTCTTTTCTTAGCTTTTGCAGCAACGTCTTCTTCAGAGTCCTCACTTCCCATAGCCATAAGAGCTGAGTCATCACCTGTTCCGTGATTGACCTCAACTTCCTTAAGCTGTTCCATTTCTTCTCTGGTCAATGCTGTGAAGAAAAAGTTTAATGTAGACTCTTCGTTATCGGTATTGTCTTCAGCTGTGAGGGACATAAGCTCTCGTCTCATAGAGGCAGCCTTAAGCTGCATAGAGAGTGCGTCCTTGTCGTTTCCTACCTGACTCTTTTTCTTCTTTCCTTTACCCTGTGAACGACCATCATCACCTTCGTAATCGTCCCAGTTGTCACCATCATTCCCTAGCTTACTCGCTGCATCGTAGATGGCCTGCACTTCCTCAAGCTCTTCACGGTATTTCTCGGCGCGGATAGCTCTTGTCTCAGTCTGAAACTCTATGTCACGCATTACAAATGTTCTCTGCTTTCCTGTGACACGACAGTAATCTAGAGCCATACCTACGTTCATAAGGTTTTTATAGGCTTCAATACATCTTTGTACGAGTTCTCTAAAATCTTTGTCTTTTTCCGTCATCGACAAGTCTCCTTTATGCTCTGACATATTTTCGCATAAAGGTGCAAAACCGTCAAGTTTTCACGCAATAAAGGATATATTGTATACAATTTAATTTACTTTTTCTGCATAATCGCGCACTTTAAGTACAGTACACATTTTTGCAAAATGGTTTCGGGTAAGTGATTTATAAGGAATAATTTTTATCAATAAAAATTATTGAACCTGAAAAACTGAAAAATCTCGTGGGGAGTACGGTACGCACCTTCGAAAAAAAGTTTTAGGTAAAACTATCGAAAGGTAGTTTTTATCCTAACTACCGATAGTTAGCCGTATTCCTAACTACCGATAGTTAGCCGCAGTACTATCGAATGGTAGTTTTATATAAAACAATTACACGATAAAAAAACTACCGATTAGTAGTTATAAAACTAATAATCGGTAGTTATAAGATTAATTAAACAAATACTGGAGTTCTTTAAATGTTAAAGATTGTAAACCGTTTCTATCTTTAAATCGTTTTATAGTCATCTTGTCACTTGATGACTTTTCACCACATTTTAAAATTGTTCCTACTTTATTAAAGTTCTTTTTATCCTTTATTTGTTTGATATAAAACGCTGCCGTGTGGATACATTCGTTATAGATTGTTTCTGTATCGGGTGTAAGATAGTTATTGATTGTACTATCATTGATAAAATTGAATAAGCGTGAACTCTTGTTACTATCTTTTTTATCGACATTATAACTATCTTTAATGTTGCAAGCGTTACACAACGCCATAGCGCTTTTTAGTTTAGCATCGTTTCTAACACTTCTATTTTCCCATTGCGCTATTAAGTCGACAATATCCACATTTTTTGAACTTCCAATGTCGTTTTTAATCAATTCACTTTTATAGTAAACTGCTAAAACGTTTGGGAGATATTCTGTTTCATTTGTAGATAAATGCGCCCTAGTATATACACCACCACATGCAAAGTTTAATTTGTTAAGAACTTTTTTTACCAATGCCAGCACATGTAAAAAAGACTCATATTCTACATTATTGTAATGAGAACCAAAAGATTCAATTTTTTTAGCCTTCAATTCCATATATTTAAAGTATAAGCCTTCCGCAATGTACATACTACAGTATGACAACGACATATCATGTTTATTTGCTATATACAACGCTTTTTTATTTGCGTAGTCCAAAAAAGCGTTATATACCATGTTATCACGTTCACCATGTGATAACCCACACATAACAAAACAGTTTAATTTTTCCATGTTTTGTACCTTCCTATAAATAAAGATTAATCGGTAAAACTTACCTATATATATAAGATACACCAGTTATTAAAATTAATCAATAAAAATTATCAATAATTTTAATTTTTATTTTCTTGTATTATATAGACTTACAAAAAACTCGAAAAAATATTTTAAAAAAGTTTTAAAAAAGTGTGACTTTTTAGCATTGAAACGCTATATAAAGTGTACACTAAAAAACAATACAAACACTTCCAAACAACACAAACACTTCAACACAAACACTTCTAAACTAGTGCAACGCTAGAGCATAAATTATAGCAGTAGTTCTATACAAAACTATTGAAGAGTAGTTTTATATAAAACTATCGTATGATAGTTTAGGATACCTGACAGATGGAGGTGTAATATGCACGTAATATATGCCGGGTCATACAGAGTGACCGACGCAAGAACATATGAAGACGTTGTACGGATATGCCATACGATACGCAGCGGAACATGGGGCAGCCACATAAAGAACCTGCTTTTGAAAATATTCTCAAGATAGGAGGCCGGATATGTACGCACTTCAGTTTAAGTTTGACAGCCGCTCGTACATGGCTGTTTGCCCCAATCCACTTGATGCAGCTGAAACAGTTGAATACGTAAGCGATAAGCCTACTTTGTTCAAAACCAAGAAAGCAGCTAATGATGCAAAATCTCGATGGGGTCTCCGCGGCTGCTGGAAACTAATTGAAATGAACTAGACAGGAGGACAGGATATGAAACAAATTGAACAGGACATAGTAAACGCCGTAAGGTCTGGCGTAAGTTTCCAGTCGGGAACGTCATCAAGTTATAAACCTGATGCGACAGGTTATCGTGATAATCTTACCTTCACGGGTAATATTTTCAGTTATAAACTTTGGAACAATGAAATTGCCAAAGGAAGTACTTCTTCAAAGGAAATCACCGTATCTGACTGCAGATATCCTACAGCCACAACTACATCAAGGCTCAATGCCTTATTTGCGGGGCTTGATATCCCTATGGCGGTATCCATCAGGAAAAAGAAAATTATTTACACAATTCATGGGAAGGAAGTGCAGCCGGGTATGATGCACTACTATGCCGGAGACTGGAAAGTGAAAGTCAGATAAGGAGGCGCGGTATGGATGAAATCTTGGAAGACTTCAGAAAGGCTTTAGCCGAAGCAGAGAAGAAAGGGCTCAGGCCTGCCGTTGAAAAAAGAGAATCAGAGCTTGACCGTGCCGTAAATCACTACAAACAGGAGAAGAAAAAGCAGGAGAAAATGGCCCGCTACTTCATATAAGCAGGAGAAGGGAACGGCCTTTTCCTTCTGTAATTTTACTTGTAAAAATTGGTACTATCTGCATATAGTGTTTTTCATTTCTTGAAAAATAAAGGATACTCTATTGTGATAACACTGTTATCATAATTGTAAACCTTTTTTCTCTTATAAAGGTTTACAATAAATAATTATATACCTATATCTATGTATAGATATTTCAATTCTATATCTTTTTAATATTTTTATTGACATAATGATATAAAGGATATATAATCAAAATATCCTATCTAATACCTATATTCCTTTAGGTATATAAATCTTTTCAAAAATAAAAATTTTTCTCAAATATATCTCTTAGGAAACAGAGAGAGATGTTATTTTCTGTATAAAATAAACACTATATACAGATATAACCAATTTTTACAAGTAAAATATCACCAATAATTATTAAGGCATACTAATTCCTTGTAGCATAAGGATTTAGATAGATTAAACCTATTTTATAGAGGAGGCCAAAAATGCGTAGAACTTGGTCAAATTGGGAAATGAGCACAGAAGGGCTCAAAGAAGTATTTGAAAAATCAATCAAACAGTCGGGTACAGTGAGGATTTTCACTGTACTAAATCATGTTTCCAGCTCAGGAATGACCCGTTACATCTCTGCTTTTGTTCCTGTCATCAGGTATGAAGAGTACTATGACGACAAAGGCAATGTTCAGCGGATACCTGAGCGGGCAGACATTATCTGTATCGCACGTGAAAGAAAAGTTACAGGCTGCGGTATGGATATGGGATTTCACCTAGCCTACAGTATGTTTATGTCTGTTTATCATGATGATGAAAGTCATCCATATCAGGACTTTATGAGCCATTCATGGCTCTAGGAGGCTGATATGGCGAAAGCAAACGCTCCGCGAAAATGGATAGCTCAGAATTACACCTGTTATGGTACAGGTTATTGTGACTTACAGCATCTTTTACACTATCAATCTCCTGACTACTACACTTGTGGTGTGTATGGCTGGAATATGGATGTATATACTTTCGAGGATTATGCAATAACCACAGGATACAGAGGTATGATTAATCATATCAAATGGGACTCTAAACGTGACAGAGAATACGACGAGAGAGCCCGGGATATTCAGAATAACATAGCTCTGTCTTATGAAGAGCGGAGAAAAAGAACCAATGCTCTGTTGAAAGAATACTTGGAAAAAGTATTTGGCAAGCCGCTGAGAATATGGGAGTAGGATATGAATAAGCATTTTAATTTGGATAAGGTCAAGGAATACTTGGACGGCGTATTGGCTGATGAAGAGTATCTGAAGACTTATAAAGACGTAGCACAAGATGTTTACAGAGTTTTCAACTACAAGGTCACAATATCCGTAAAGGACGTGGAAGAATACCTCAGGGGACTTCCTATCGGTGTAGACTTTATGATTTATAAAACTGCACCGCTTGCAAGAACTTTTGCCAAAGACATTGACTCTCTGACAAAAGGTATGCGTGACGAAGACGGAGTTTATTGGTGGGCCATCGCTACCGGGATTTGGGTATATGGTGGTATGGAAAAGACAAATCCTCAGTTCAGGGGAAGGAGATAAATAATGCTCTATATCGGTATAAGTAAGATTTATGTAGACGTCACAAGAGACGACTACGAACACGGGGCTGAGACATATCCCTGCAGAAGCTGGGATTTCTCTCTGTCTGAACATATGTTTGAAAACCTTCAGGAGTTTATTGACACGCTTAAAAAAGACACGGGATTGGAAATCAAGGAAGATGATATAAGTTTCTTTGAAGGCGGTATCAGATTTTCTGTTATGGTTGATGCAATCGACACGACACCAACAGAATTGCAGTATGAGGGTTGGAAAAAAGGTGAAGTAAGCCTTTATATTGCAGATGGCTATATCCCTGCCTGTTACTTACCTGACTTGCCTGTTGAAATGACAGACGAGCAGGCTAAAGATTTTGGATTCAGAATAGAATAAAATAATACCTAATCAAAGAGGAGGATAAAGGTATGGAAGTAATTAATCACACAAAAGAAGTACCATGTTACGTGGTATCAGCAGACGGAAGCTACACTCGCTATCTGTCTTCAAACCCGACTGATGAAGAAATCCAAAATGCAAAAAATGCTGTTTTGGACTATGAAAAGTCGGCTCAAAGTGTAATCTTTCAGCGCCTTATGCAGCGAGGTGTTCTCTCAGAAATCAAATCATACTATCGGAAGACTGACGCAGACCCTGAGCTTACTGACGAGCAGAAGCTTCATAATCAGTCTGTGCGCCTTTTGGATGCCGTAATGGATGACGGCTGCGAAAGGGCAAACTACTATCTGTTTACACCAAAAACAGAAGAAGACATCAAGGACTTGGGAATATATCACAAGCTTCAGTTTAATTACAACGATATCTTCATCAAGGACACAAGCGAGGAACTTTCTCGCTGGGTATATAACTGTGAAACAAGTAAGACTTACATTTACTATGCTAACCATGAATGTGAGTTCGACG